GGCGGTGGTGGTAGAATTGGAGAGATGGAACGTGATGCTATTTTATCACATGGTGCAGCGGCATTTTTAAAAGAAAGTTTTATGGAAAGATCGGATAAATATCAGTTTTGGATATCATGTAAAACAGGTTTAATATCGGCGGTGAATCCTGAAAAAAATATTTATAAAGATTTATCATCGGACGCATCAAAACAAAGTATTAGTTTACTGGCGAGATTACAAGATTCTACAGATGTAATAGTGAAGGGTCCCACGGAAACATCTAAAAGTGAATTTATATGTGTTCAGGCGCCATATGCATTTAAACTGTTAATACAAGAAATTGAGGCGACTGGTATTGCGGCACGCCTTATAAGCGATAGGATTTTGAAAAAATGGAAATCTACAGCAGTAAAAAATAATGGAATCATTATTTTAAACCAAGATGATTATGACTTATTAGAGGATTCCTCCGCAAAACAGGTTATAATCAACCCTATGTATAAATTTCATAATGATATTAAGAGAAGTCTGTTATTATATATGGCCTCTAAAACTAAAATGGAATACACTAAGCGATATCCATATATAAATAGCACTGTGGGCGGACCAAATGATTTTATTAAAAATGAATTATACGCAAGATCCAAATCACTAATAGATTTTTCAGTTGGTGTAGGTGGTGATTTACATAAATGGTATTCCGCGGACTTTAATGTAATTTTAGGTATTGATATATCCGCAGAAAATATAGAAAGAGAGACTGGTGATATGACGGAAGGTAGTTATTATTCAGAGAAGGAAGGTGCCCTCAAACGATTATCTAATTTAAAACAGGGAGTCAAAACCCACAGTCGTCAAAAGGAATGGGCAAAGAAAAGTAAAATAGAATTTATTGTGGGTGACTCAAGTAAATTATTAAATTTGGACCAATCACCCATAGATCCTTATATATCACACGAGGATATAGAACAAAATATGCGTATATACGATATTGCCAACAGTAAGTACAAACCGAAACTTGTAAAATTTTTAACTGATAATGTAAATATAAATAACACTGATATTAATTATTCATTTAATATGCGTTCACTTAAATTTGGGTCAGCAGTAATGTTTTTTTCAATTCATTATCTATTTGATAGAGTGGAAAGTTTGCGAAATTTCTTTATTAATTGCTCTAAAACTCTTGGCATGGGTGGATATTTAGTTGTAACAACTTTTGACGGATGCCTCGTTTTAGATAAATTATTAGAAAATAAAGGCACTTACAGTCAAGAGGGTGAATGGAGTATTAAATTAGAAAGCGATATAAAATCTTTATCAAGCAGTATTAAAAATGGTTTTGGTAAAAAAATTAATGTTTTTGTAGATTCTATTGGAACTCAAAACGTAGAGTATTTAGTGAATCCTACATTGTTGATAACGTTTGCTAAAATGATGGGTTTTAGTTTAGAAGAAATAGAAACTAAATCTACATTAGAACATCCTACAAATACTTTTGATAATATATTACATCAATCCAAATATAAAGCACCACTTAATAAAAATAAACCTCTAAAAAATTTCAGCGATTTAAACAGATATTATATCTTTAAGAAAACAGAAGAATTAGAAACAGTTTATACCCCAATTAATAATAATGAATTAAAACAGGTAAACGAATATCCTAATATTAATATTGAATCGGTGTTTAATTATAGTATCGTAAAATCGGATACCAAATTTAAAAGAAAACTTTATGAAAAGAATCACATTGCGGAATCACATGACAATATATTATTTGTAAATCCAAATAATTATGATTTACGCACCCCCTTTAAACTTTGTGCGAATGTAAAACAAATGAATAATTATATTAATCTTCCTCGCGCGTATGTAGGAAATTCTACTTGGTTAAATTCAGTAGGACCGTTAAATAATTTAAGTGAAATATATGAGTATAATAATTGTGAGAGTATTACTGACAACTTTAGAGAAAGTATTGAAAACAACAGTAAGTTATCTATATATCAGAATATTGATACCAAATCTTTAGAAAATACCCTGGATTATATTTATTCAAATATTAAAATAGGTATTTACGTTAAAGTTATTAATGAAGTTCTTTATAATTTTATACCTATTGTAAACTTCAACGAGGAAAAATTTACAAATGAATTTTTAACGAAAACAGTCGCAGATGATGGCGATGAGTCATTAGAAAATTTATTTATTAATATAGAAGATTACCAATCACTTCTATACAAAATGCGTGTTGATTTCGATAATCTAGGTAATTCCATGTTTGTAAAATCACTCAGTAAAAATTTCTATAATGTTTTAGTTGGGAGCGATGTCGTCAAACATCTTATACCTCAATACTATGTGTATAAGGATCTTATTCAAAATTTATTAATTAGTTCTAGATCAGGAAGCGGTATTAAGATAAATGATAACGAATTTATAATTAATGTTTTGAATATGCCTATTGTAAAATTATCTGCCGATGAATCAGAACAAATAATTAATCCATTTTTTGAAAATAAAAATATTGAAGGTCAAAGTATATCGTATAGTAATAAATTGCTACCAATATTAAGTTCATATGTTGGAGCAGAGGGTAATGATACAAAATATGGGGATTTAATAATACCTGATATTCATTCATATGTAATCGCTAATAATATACAAGAGGGGAATGTATCTTTTATAGATAGCTATAGAAAGACTTCTGAACATGAAATAGTTTTGTTTAGTAATAATGATGGCTATGGTTTAGATAATATCCGGAAAACCATTAATGATAAAGCCGATTATTTTAAAAGTTTATTTTCAGAAGAAGGTCGCGAAATGTTAGACATAATAAAAGTTTCAGGTGAATTCGTGACACATAATACATTTATTGAAAATATTAATGTATCCTCTGATTCCGAATTAGATAAAAAATATAAGTTGGCACCATTACAATCAGTATCTGAAAATGGTTTCCCAGTATTTTCGTCAGTTACTTGTAAAACTATAGTATATATAGAAGGTTTCGGGACAGACCATATATTAACATATAGTTTGGCCTATAGAAAACCATTAATAGTCGTGAGACATACGGGGTCTCCTTTCCGTCTTTGGTATGAAACAATGTTTGTCCCATATGATTTTTCAGAAGGTTATGATAATAGTAAGGCTAACATATTTATTTTAGAAATGGGAGATATAATTGATATCGTTAATAAAAAAAATACAGAATCGACGATACCTGACAAAGAAAAAGCTAATATATTATTAGAAACACTGAAGGATGAAATATATAAATGTAACCGAATAGTATCAAATGAATTAATTCGCTACGCCTCAAGTGAAGATGGTGTAAGTATTAGTAATAAAGAAATTCAGCAAAATAAATCTAAATATTCTTTGTTAGAAGGGATTATGAAAAATTCACTCACATTAAGCAATAATATATTAGGCAATATTGAACATCCTAAAACTAAATTTGAGGAAGATGTGAATTGTAATAGAATTTATCAATTATTTGCGGCAAGTATTAACAGTGTGAGTTTCAATTTTACAAAAGAACCTAAAATTATGAAAATGCGCGAGCCTGTCGGTAATTTAATAAATGTAAGAATTCCTATTAAAGAAATGTATTTAGAAAAAATAAAAGAAACTATACTAGATAGTAGTATTGTAACATATCAAATTGAAGAGAGTTTTTTAATGGCGGAGATTAATTATTTATATTTAAAACTTTCAATGGAGCCTTCGTTAGTTGATTCAATAATAAATAAAATAAAATCTCTGGACCCTGACGAATCCGGTGAAGATGAACCATTTAACATCACTCCTTAACACTGATATAAATTAGGCACAAATAATTAAATAATGTTATTTTATTATAATTTGATTATAATAATTTAAAGTTTCTGCTTATAAAAACTAATATGACCGATAATCAGAGTTTCTTTAGAGGATGGGAAACCGCGAAAGAATTGGTACTAGATAGAGGTTACACAATTAGTGATAAATATAATAAATTATCGGAGATGGACCTAAATTACTTAATAAATAATGATACTTTAGACATGATTGGTGAAAAACCCAATAAAGATAAAATCTATATAAAATTCATTAATATGATAAGAATTAAGGTATCATATTTACAAAGTATTATAGATGATATCAAAAAGAATTATGATAATATTACAATAGTTTTTATAACAAAGTGTAAACCAAGTTCTATTATAAAAAAAATTGAGACAAAAGAGCGAAATAACGTTCAGGTCTTTTATCTGAAACGTCTCCAAGTAAATCCCACTGGTCATAGTTTAGTTCCATTACATATAAAGATATCAAATGATGAAATAAAGGACATTCTACATAAATATCATTTGCTCTGTAAATCCCAATTACCTGTTTTACTACAAAGTGATGCGATCGCTAAATATTATAATTTTAAAAAAGAAGATATAATTAAAATTATTAGTAAACAAAAGAAAGATTATAATAAAATATATAAATTTACTGGGAAGAAACTTACGGAAAAAGAACTTATATTAGAAAGAAATTTAATTAAAAATAAGTTAATTAAACGACGCAAATCTTTAATGGATAGACGCGATGAACTTGTAAAATACTTCAATGTGAATTGTGCCGATAATATTTTGAGATACAGATATGTTAAATAAAAATATTATCTAATATTATAATAATACTATGTCAGTACAAACTTATTCAATGAAAAGAGCCGAAAACATAATGGAACTCAGAAATACTTATGATGAACTTTTAACAGAGTATTATACATTATATAAAAATTATCTGGGGTATAAATTCACTAATAATAAGGGTCCTAAACAAGTAGAACAAAAATTAGATGTGCCTACTTTTGACGAAGTGGTTAATAAGGTCGTGGATGTTAAATATAATATAGGCACTCCACATGTCAAGTGCGGGGTCAGGGGGTGCGACGACACGACCCTTCTTGACACTGGTGGTAAAGTATTAGAATTAATCAAAAATACTTGCGCCAGTAACGTGGCGTGTAAAGGTTACACTAATCGGGGAGAATTAAAAAGCGATATTACTAAGTTAGAAACCTCAACCATGACTGCGGCGGCGGGACAACTCCCTTATAAACTTTGGAAAAAAAAAACTACTAAAACTATAACAATTCCAGCGGTTACTCTTGCTAAAAATGCCAGAGTACGATTAGATATGTTAAAATCTAAAATAGATGATATATTAAAAGAGTTAAAAGAAAACATAGATACGACTGATGTAGAATTAAAAGATCATTCAGAGATTGTTGATAAAAAACGCGGAGAAATATTAAAAAGAAATAAAGAAATTCAAAAACAGGATAAGGATTTAGAGGCGATAAATTTAAAACTTGTCTCAAGAAAAAGACAAAATGAATTTTCACTTGAAAGAAATAAATATAAAAAATTTATGCTTGTGATGTTAGTAATAGCTAATATTATTTTATTGGGTTATTTTGGATTTTTATTAACCAAGTAGCCTGGCGGGTCGATGTAATTACAGGACCGCTCTCCGTTTAATTTTCTGTTAATATATTAATAATTTAATATGTTAAGAGGCACAGCGAAAATAACGCAAATTGAAACTTTTTTAAATCAAGTTATAAATGAAAAATATATGATTGAGTACGATAATCAGTATGAGGACAAGGGTCGTGAATTAAATGGTTTAGTCAAACTAAAACGATCTTTGATGGGGAAATTATTTAATATGAAAAATAAAGGATACTCTCAAATTACAGGTCTGCGTGATAATAAAAGTGATGGAAAAAATTTAGAAAAATACGTTAATGGGGAGTACTGGGACCCATCAAAGAAATTATACTTTAAATTGGCTCGCATTGGGAATAGTAACGGTAGAGTAGGTGGATGGAAAAGCGGCAACCCTATATCAGATGATTATAAATGTCCTGAAATAGTAAATAAAGACAATTGGGACGGTTGCCATCCACATTGTGGAAGGCAATATAGTGATTCGTTTCAAATTAAACAAGAGGGCGGCGTAGTTAAGGCCGCTCTGCGTTCTAGTGCCGGCGGTGCTTTCCGGGTCAATCCACGGGCAGAATGGAATATGAATCTCCGTTTTAAGTGCTATAAGAGACCTAAACCTCTTCCCGTTGCTCCAGGGAGCTCCGCCGCGGAGATGCGGCGGAGGGAACTCTGGGCCAGGACGCGGCGGAGGGAACTCTGGGAAGCCAGGGTGCGGCAGAGGGAACTCTGGGGAGCTAAGGCGGCGGGATACGCCGCGGGGGCAAAAGCGGCAGCAAAAGCGGCAGCAAAAGCGGCAGCGGACGCCAAAGCAAAGGCAGACGCCAAAGCAAAGGCGGAGGCAGACGCCGCCGCAATCTCATGGGCAACTGAATTAGATGAAAAAAATAAGTTAATGATAAAATTATTTAATGCTAATGAAAAAATTTATAATCAAAATACGCGTATTACACAAGAAACGCATAACAGTGAAACTTTAAGAAATGTTCTTGAAGTAAACATTAACAGTGCCGCTAAAAATATCCAACAAAAGAAGGACGCTTTAACTAACGATATCATGTCTCAAAATAAATTATTTCAAATAAAAGAAAACGAATATAGAAAAAAACAATTTTATATTTATATTTGTAAACATATAACCTCATTTTCGATTCTATCTTTATTGACTGGATTATTTATGAAAACCGGTTACATAGCATCATCCACAGCGTTAACTTTAATAATAATTTATTTTATACTTCTATTAATAGTCCTGGCTATAAACTATTTATATTATAGCAACAGGAACGCTATTTATTTCCATCGGTATAATTGGAGAAATAAGACGGCCGAACCAACTCTAGACGTACCTAGTTGCGAGGCTTAATAATAATATTAATATTTTTTTTATATTATTATATTAATAATGGTTGATTTATTAGAACACGCTTATTTTCCCAGTAATACAGAAACTCATTTATATGAAAACTTTAATATAGGCACTATTAATTTAGTATCCGTTCCAACATATGACAGTATAAATACCGATCTTGCTGATTTGAAATTATTAAAGACTGGGATTGATAAAACCTTTAAAGATATTAACGACGATAAACAATATCAGTTGGCTAAAAATGTAACAACTCAAACAAATTTAATAAATACCAAAGAAAATACTTTTAGAGATAAGAATAAAACCACTATTGACGCCCATGATAATGATGTTGACCGCCGAAATACCGAGTACGATACTTTAGTTACTAAAAAACTAAATTTGGAGAAACAATTTAAGGAGTTAAACTATGAGTTTAAAATTAAAGTTGCTAAAATAGAGGAGTTAGCAAATAAATTAATCAAACTCAAAAGAGATAATATGGAGGCAATTCGGCGCATAAAAGCACAGATTGTTGCCGCTAAACAGGAATACCGCGCAGCTGTAGAGCGACTTGTTATTCAACGAGACTTATTGAATATAGAAATAAAAAAATATAATGCCAAACAGGGGGAAATATCCGCGAAAAATGTAAAAATTAAAATTATAGAGACTAAGTTTCAAGAGCAAACAAATAAAGTCCAACAACTTAATGTAATGCTTGATAAAATCGCGAAAGACAAGGTCGCGCTTGACTCAGAATATAATATGTGGGTTGGGAGGTTCGTTGCTTTAGAACAAAAATTTAAGAAAATTGAGGACGAGATCAGCACCTATTTACGAAAGGGTGAAAATAATTTAGAATACATAACGGCGTTACTTGATGAAAAAAGAATCGTTCAGGACAAATTATTTGCTTACTCAGAAGATAAGTATAATTCGCAATCACATTTAATTGACGACATTAACTCCGAATTGACTCCGTCTGACTTATTGGAAAATAACCAACAAAGAGAGATAACCAAAAATTCCTCTAAATTCAGCAAATTAAAAAATGATATAATGTCTATTTCAAAAAATATACTAATTAAAAAAAATGAATATAGAAAAAAATCATTTTATATATTTTTATTAACAAACATATTTATATTTCTGGTTATAAGTCTTATAATAGTATTTTTAATGAAAAGTAATTATATTTAAAACGAGTATTATAATGTAATATTAATATATAGAATGGTTAGTATTAGCAATGGATCTGCTCTACTAATAGTAGTCGCGATTATTTTTATTGTCTTTATTATTATTAATGTATATATATTTAGCACTAGAAATGCTATTTATTTTAATAAAAGAAACTGGTCAAATAAAAACTCAAATGATATTGGTTTTGGTCTAAGTATTGGCACATGCGACGTATAATATAATTATTATTAATATAATCATTAAATTAAAATATTTAATTATTATAATAGAATGAGTCGTATATCTAACTACGAACCGGGACGGAGCAATTCATATTGTGCGCCGAATTGGAGTGCAGATGCGGACGGACAAGGTGTGTACGGAAAACGACGGGTGGGTCTTACATCGTGTCTGAAACAATGCGACGATAAGGGTTCGTCATGCAAAGGGGTCACTTTTGGAAAATCGTCAAGGCACAGGCGGGGGGTATGTGTTCTTTGTACTTCGACAGCTCAGCGCCAACACCCTGATTGGGATTATTTTGCGAAGAAACCTACGGGTGGCGGTGGGTCAAATAAGTGTAATGGGATTGTAAGGCTTCATCAACATAGTGGGTTCGGGGGGCGCTT